AGTATACGCGTAGTCGATGAAGGCGCACGTCCGGTTCTGGCCGCCGATCTTTCCACCATCGGTCTGATTGGCCCGGCGCCGCTGGCCGACCCGGCGCTGTTTCCGTATGACACGCCGGTTTTTCTCAACTCGAACGATACACGCCTGACCAAGAAGATCGGCGAGGCCGGCTATCTGTCTGACGCGGTTCGCGGCATCAACGATCAGCTTGGCGTAACCCAGTTCGCTGCTCGCATCGTCGTGGTACGGACACCGGAAGGTACCGACCCCGATCCGGCGATCAAGCTGCAGCAAACCATCTCCAAGATCGCAGGTGACAGCCTCAATGGCACCGGGATGTGGGCGTTTCTCAAATCCTCGGCGAAGCTCGGCTTTACGCCGCGCATCCTGACCGCGCCGGGCTACACCTCGCAGATGGCCAATGGTGTCGGCTACATCGAACGCACCGATCCGGGCAGCGGCTATGTGACGGATCATCTGTATCCGGTGGAATTTTCCGGTGGCGGTCCCAACGCGGTGCAGGCGACCGGGCATGCCTACGGTCTCACCGATGGCTCGCTGGGCGGTGTTGAGCTGGAATTGCCGGGCGCATGGTACGACACGCCGCCGACCATCACCGCGCCTCCAGGCGGGCGCGAGGTCTCGGCGGCTACGGTCGCCACCTCCGGACTTTCCTATCAGGTTGGTGAGCAGCTGATGCTGAACAATAGCGTCATCCTGCGTGTTGACACCGTTGGCGCGGGTGGCGCGCTGCTGACCGTGACTATTGATAATCCCGGCTTCCTGATCGGCACCACGGAGCCGTCGACAGTCCCTGAAGACATTATCTCGACGACTGGCCAAGGTACTGGCGCGACCATCGATCTGACATGGGCCACGATGGGCACGATCGCCACCTACACCTGCGAGATCGTCGCGGGCGCCAATCCGGTGGTGGCGGGCGCGACTTCGATCTGCAATCAGTTGATGGGCCAGATGCTGGTGGAGAGCGCTGGCTCATCGATGCAGAACGACCTTGATTGGCGCGAGACGATGCAGAGTCATCGGCTGATCCCGTTGTCCGGTGGCTGCAGGGTGATGGACCCGGCGACATCCTACATCATGATACGACCGCTGGCGCCGCGCATGGCCGGCATCATGGTGCGACGTGATCACGAGACCGGTGCGCCATTCCACAGCGCAGCGAACCAAGCGGTGCAGGGCATCATCTCGCCCAATCGCAACATCGGCTTCAACCTGACCGACAGCGCCAACGAAGCACAGGAGTTGCTCGGCGCCAACATTGGAGTGCTGGTGCGCGGCGAGATCGGTGACGATTTTGCCATCGCATCCGGCGGCTTCATTCTGATCTCGACCGACAATGCCGGTGAAGACCCGATATGGCAGATGTACAACGTGATGCGCGGGCGTGACTTCATTCATCTCGGCATGCTGCGTTCGCTGCGCTACTTCCTCGGCCGCTACAACATCATCGGCCATACCGTGCGGGCGATTCTCAACACCATGGAATTCTTCCTGCGCGATCTCTGCGCCGATCAGCATATCCTTGGTTACAAGGTCAACTTCCGTACCGAGGGCAACTCGCCCGAACAGATCAGGCTCGGGCATCTGACGGTAGGCTTCGCGGCGGAAGAGCCGCCGGTGCTCAAGCATCTGACCATCGAATCGGCGCGCTATCGCGAGGCGATCGATGCCATGGTTTCCGATTTGGCAAGCCAGATGAACCTAGCCGCCTGATTTCCTGCGAGCGGGGTCGCGCCCCGCTTGTTTCCCCATCACCCGTGCAAGAGGATTGATAAATGGCAAACGAATCCATCTATACGCTGGAAAGCGCCAACTTGATCTGTGGCGATGTCTCGAACAAAACCGCACCCGGCATCTCCACTCATCTGGTGCTGCAGGAGTTGAAGCTGCCGACACTGGAAGAAAACTATGTCGATCACAATGCGGGCGGCGCCAATATCGGTATCGAAATCCCGTCGCACATGAACAAACTTGAGGTCACGTTCAATCTCGCCGGCTGGTCAGCAGAGGTGATGAAGCTACTGGCCCGGGATGAAGTTCCGCATCAAATGTTCACAGCCTACGGCTTGATCCGCAATCGTAGCGACAGCACGGCGTTGCAATGCATCGCCACCATGCACGGTCGCTTGGGCCGGGTTAATCCGACCGCGTTCTCCAAGGGCAATTTGATGCATCATGAGTACAGCATCAAATCGATCGTGTTTTATTCACTGTTCATGCAGACAATTTACGGCGCCAATCTGGAGGAAATATATTACTGGGACTTCTTCACTTCGGTGCGACGTGTTGGTGGTATCGATCTCAATAGACAGATGGTGCAACTGCTGGGGATTCCAGCCAACCCGATCGACTCGACTAATTCAGCACCAATAGCTTAATTAACGAGGGCTGAAGATGACCGTTGGCGAGTTGATCGAACAGCTGCAGAGGCAGGACCAGGATAAACGCGTGGTGGTGGCCGACACCGACGGTGCCGGCCCCGTCGCTGATATTCAGTTCGTCGACCAGCGCAACGAGGCCGGCGAGAACGTCATCACGATCTGGGTCCACGTATGATCACCTCGAACAAGCTGGGCGGTCGCACTGTCGAGCTTTTCATCCCGTTCGAGCACGCGGGCAAGAGGATCGATAGCATCACGTTCGGGCCGTTCATGCTTGGACACGTATTGCTGTGGGCCGATGGCCATTGGGCCAGTCAGTTCGAGCTGATGGTCGAACTGGCAGGCGTCGATGAAGCGGTGATGCGTCAAATTCGCTATCCGGATGCGGATCGGGTGATGGAAGCCTTCTTCTCGGTGATCACGCCGGAGATTCGCAACGCTATTGCGGAAGGACGCATCCCTCTCCCACGAGAACCGGAAACTGAAGCTGAAGTCAAAGCCACCAATGGCAGCGGGCAGCCTATTACACCAGAGCCGCCAATGCTGCCGCCGCTCGAAACGCACGAGAGCGCTTTTGATCTGAGCGAAGAACCCTGATGCCTGATCCAGAAACCAAAATCAAAATAACTGCGGAAGATAAGACCGCACCGGTCATCAAATCGGTGAAGGAGGGATTCAACAGCCTGAATAAAAGCATTCAGGCGATGACCAAGCAGACAACGCAAGGCACCATACAGTCGCTCGATCAGCACGCCAAGAAAGTCAACACCTACGCACAGGCGTTGCAAAAGCAAAGCACGGAAGCTGCCAAGACCAGTCGGGTCATGGCGCAGCAACATCAGGCGGCGAGCAAGGCGGCCGATATCACCGCAACTAAATTTGCCAAAGCCGACAAGCAGTACCGTCTCAGCACCGATAGTCTACAAAAACATTATACGCAATCTCGACAAGCAGCGACAGCGGCAGGTACTGCAGCAGAGCAGGCTGGGCAAAAGGCCGGTGAATCGCAACAGCATCATGCCGAAAAGGTCAACTCCACAGTTGCGGCGTTGCGCAATATGGTGCTCGAATATGCCTCGGTCGCCACTGCGATCGATGCGGCGAAGCGATCATTCGTCGGGTTCGCCGAATTCGACGACAAGATGCGGGTGATACAGGGGCAGACCGGAATCACAGCGGCTAAAACCCGTGAATACGGCGAGACCGTCAAGAAAGTTCACCGGCAGATTGGTGGTGACCTTGGTGGGATAGCCGATGCCTTCAAGACGCTAGGTGATACTGCAAAGATTTCATTGGATGACGTCAAGAAAATATTTCCGTCGATCGCATTGCAAGCGCAGACTGCTGATATCTCCGTCAACCAAATGAGCCAGACGGTCGGCCATCTGATGCGCAATCTCAGTATTCCACCGGATCAGGCCAATCAATTGATGGAGGTGCTCAACGCAGGTGCGTCCAAGCTGGAAGTCAGCATTGCCGAGCTTGGGCCAGCGGCGTCTGGGCTGTCGGAAAAATTCAAGGACTGGGGCTACAAGGGCGTCGAAGGCGCCGTGCAGATAGAAACGGCGCTTGGCTCGCTCAACAAAGCCACCGGCAGTACTGCTGACTCGGCCGCGTTGCTTGGCCGGGTCATGGAAGAAATCGGTAGCGATGAAACCGCGCATGCGTTGAACTTTCCCAACGCCGAGCTGCTGAACCAGTCACTGCGGGAGGCGGTGAAAAACGGCGCTGAATTCCTGCCGACCCTGCTTAATCTGTACGAAAAGGCCTCGAACAAAAACGACGCGTTGTTCAAAACCAACAGGAGAGAACGACAAGCAATTCGTCAGCTGATGGACGACGAGATGAAAGGTGTGCTCGGCGAGCAGCAGAATATGCTGCGAACCGCGCAGCAGGCACACGAAGGCGAAGCAGCGGCGCTGAACCGGCTTGAAGGACCGATGGCGAAGCTCAAGCAGCTGACAGCCGAGATTACGCAACTCGGTATTGAAATCGGCACTATGATGAACGCGTTTGGTGCCACCGACGCGATCAAGGATTTGATCGGGATGCTCGAAAGCATCCGCAAGACCGTAGATTATATCACCAAGGCGTGGAACTGGGCGTTTCATGGCGGCACGTCACCGGGTCCGCTATCTGATCTTCTTCGCGCAGCCGGAAGTGACAAATTGGGAACTTCGGCAGGCATCAGCGATATCGGCAAAAAATTCAGGGAAGAAGAAGCAGCGAAAGTGAAAGCACCGCCGGCAGCGACAACGGCTGCAGGCGTGGGGCGTTGGTTGGATAAAACGCTCGGGACTAGCAAGCCAGCGGCACCGCCATCATTCGCCGATAGATGGGGTGAGATGGCGCCGCCGACGACGCCCGCTGAAAAAGCCGTCGCCGGGAAGATCAACTACCTCGGACAACAGCTGGAGACCAATACCAAGCAGCTGATACGCGTTTCAGAAACGCTGTCGGATAATGTTCCTGGCGCCAGAGTCTGGAAAGCTTCGCTTGGCATGCCCGGATATGGCGGCGGCGGCGGTGGTTACGGCACCAGTGCTGACGCACGCGTCATACCCGCAGCCTATCACCCTGGCGGCGGCGGCGGCGGTGATGGCGGTGGCTTGCACAGTGGCGGCGGCTACACGCGAATAGATGGCGGCGGCGATGGTGGCGGCGGCGGCGGCGGCGGCGGCGGCGGCGGCGATGGTGGCGGCGGCGGCGGCGGTTACGGCACCAGCAGCGACGCGCGCGTTTTGCCTGCGTCCTATGTCCCTGGTGGCGGCGTCGGCGCCGGTCCTGCTACCGGCTATGGCGGCTATACGGGCGGCTACGCGGGCGGCACCATCGGTCAAGGCGGCACCGGATTTGGTGGCGACGCCACTGTGATGGCTCGACCCGGTGGCGACGGCGGCGGGGGCGGCGGCGGCGGTGGTGGTGAAGAAGCCCCGGCCCCGCCCGGTGGCGGCGGCGGCGGCGAAGCACCTCCGCCCGGAGCCCCGCCTGGAGCCCCACCCGGCGGCGGAGGTGAACCGAGCGGCGTTGCCGCATTGGCATTCGCACGCCAGCATCTGGGCGAAGACGAAATTCGCGACAAGGGCAAGCTGCAATCGTTCTTCAACAAACAAGGAATCAAGATCAACCCGGCCACAACGGCGTGGTGCGCTGCCTTCGTCAACGCCAATCTGAAAAAAGCCGGCGTTAAAGGAACGGGCTCGCTGGCAGCAGGATCGTTCACACACTACGGCACACCTGTCGCGGCCAAGGACGTAGCAGCTGGCGACATAGGCGTGGTGCGCGGTCAATCACCGCGAACCGGCGTCGAGGGTAGGCATGTCGGCTTCCTGACCGGCAAGCAACGCATTGGCAAGGGCGGTCAAGTCGAAGTGGAGATGCTGGGCGGTAACCAAGGTGGCACTGTCTCTGGTAAAGGCGGCGTTTCAACACAATGGCGTGCGGCATCATCATTGCATCTGCGTCATCCTAATTATCCTACGCAGGTTGCTGGCGGCGGTGGTGCGCCTGCGCCTGCACCGTCCACGTTGCAGGCAGCGGAGGAGCGTCGTGTTGCTGCTGAAAGCAGAGGCGGGCGTGGTGTAGGTACAGTCTCTCCTCCTGCTGGCACCAGCAGCGAAGCCGTCGCTATCGCGCAAGGCGGCCCAGGTAGCAACGCGATCGCCAAAGAACGCGCGCGAGTCATGAAGCAGCTGCAAGAACCCGGCATGCGCGATCTGACAGCTCGTGTAATTGCGCACGAACAGTCAAGCGGCGTCGGCCGTGCTGATGTGCTGGAATCCCTGGTCAATCGCGCTGTGGTTACCGGCAAGCATCCGCGTGCCTTGATCAAGGGTGGATTTTATGGCCCGGTAAATCGCGGTGAAATAGGTACAAAAGCGCCTGCTTGGGCTTTGAAGGATTACGACAAAGCAGCAACTGATGTTGCAGCTGGTCGTAATGAATTGGCCGGGCGCATCGATCAGGGAATGAAGAAAGAAGTCGCTCCCAAGGGGCGTACCAATGTTCGCGGAGAGTATTACGGATGGATGGGGTTGCGTGGTGAGCAGAAAACCGCAGCCGCGCGAGCAGGAAGAGGCGAACTCGTTGACGGCGGCGGCGGCGATAAAACGAAAACTGCTGCTGCTGCCAAGCCAGCAGATAAAACAGAGGAGGCAGTAGGCGCTGCAACCAAGCCATTGGAGCGCGACGTCAATCTGAAGCTCAATGTCAACGACCGTGAGGTGCAGTTCGCGCGCTCATCGATGCGCAGACAAGCGAACAATGAAGTACGTGAGGCAAGACTCAACAGTTATCACGATATCGGAACCGCTTAACGCGACATTGGACAGACCCATGGAGATGAGCATGAACGACTGGGTTGTCACCTATAAGATCGATCGGCCGCAAGGCGGCTTCATGCTGACGGAATTTTATCGCGGCGACAAGCGGGAGTGCCAGCGCATCCGCGCGCATTGCAGTGCTGGCTCCGACGATCGCTGCAAGACCGCGCTCTGGCAGGTGGTCATCGGCCCGGCCGAAGAATGGGATGAGTTTTTGAATCGAGCAGAGTGAGGGACTGTAATGGCTGGTGGCAGTTGGGTTCTGTTTCAATGGGGACCGATGCAGTTTCAGGTCTATCCGTTCAATGTCGACAACTATTCGCACCACACCGCCGCCGACTGGGCCAAGAAGGAGATCGCGGGCGCGGCGATGTATCGCGAGTGGGTCGGCGAGAACGACGAGATGATCACGCTGAAGGGCAAGGTGTTTCCGCATTACTTTGCCCGCCAGGAGCGCAATCGCGGCCTCAAGTCGGCCGGCGGCCTGCTGCATCTCGACGTGCTCGACAACATGCGCCGCCTAGGTCAGGCTCATATCCTGATTCGTGGCGACGGCTGGCATTTCGGCTGGTTCATCATCGAGAGCCTGCAACGTGGTCACTCGCTGCTGGCGGCTGACGGCATCGGGCAGCAGATTGATTTCGAGGCGGCATTTCAACGCGTGCCGGTTCCGAACGATGGGGCGGGAAATATGTTTCAGCTGTACGGTTCTGGAGCACTCGGCTGATGCCAGTTACATCGTACGATTTAGTTACCGTCGGGTCTGATTTCGTCACCGCCGATTTGATCCTGTGGCGGCGCTATCGCAATCGCGCGCCGAAGATGGTCGAGCGAATGCTGGATGACAATCCGCATCTCGCCAAGGCACATCGCTACTCGCCATTCCTGCCGGTCGGTACGCAGGTGCGAATCCCGATCGACTACGCCATCCTTTCCGGAGCGGCGCAGCTGGCCAATACGGTGGTGCTGTGGGGCACCACGCCAGAGGGCAACATGACACAAGGGGTCAAGTGAGATGGTCGAGCATCAGGGTCCACGCCGTCACGCCGATTACATGATCGTGGTCGATGGTGTCGATATCAGTCCCAAGATCGATCCGTTTCTGATCTCGCTGCAGGTGATCGATTCATTTCAGAAGGGAAATGATCAATGCAACATCGAGCTGGATGACAGCAACGGTGTGCTGGCGATTCCGCCGGATGGCGCGAGTCTGAATATCTTTCTTGGCTGGGCCGGTGAAGGTCCTCGGTTGTTCAGCGTAGGAAAAACTCCTATTCCAATGTCAGCAGCGGAAAAGAAGATGGAGCTGCCGTTCGGCGGCCCCGGGATGTGCAATATCTTTTCTGGTGTGGTGACATCGGTGGAAAGCGGATTCGGCCGCCGTGGCGGCGGCCGGCGGCTGTGGATCGAGGGCACCGGCGGCGATGTCAAGCAGCTCGGCAAGCAGATTTCGAAAAATCATTGGGGGGAAGGAGACAAGGATGACAGTGGCGGTGGCGACAGTGGCGGCGGTGGCGGCGGTGGCGGCGGTGGCGGCGGTGGCGGTGGCGGCAATATTCCTATGCATACGGTGATGACCGACATGTTCGGCAAGGCCGGAATGGGCGTGCAGATGTCGCCGAAGATGATGCAGATCGCGCGCAACTACTGGCACGTCAATGACAGTCCAACCAATTTCGCCGCGCGCATGGCGCAGGAAACCGGCGGTTTGTTCAAGGTCTCCAACAACACCGCGATCATGGTCGGACGCGGTGAGGGCGTCAACGGCATGGGTCAGGCAATGCCGCTCATCGAGGCGATCTGGGGCATCAACCTGATTGGCTGGCGCATCAAACCGTACACCGGGCGAGCGCAATGGGGCGGCGCACAGAAGCGGTTCTTCAAGATCGGCGAAGCAGCATGGGACAGCGTCAAGGCATCGATCGGTGGTGACACGCCGTTCGGCGGCTCCTCGGCGATCTCCAATGCGGTTCACTCGGTGGCGGACAGCAATGCTGGCGAGCAGGAGAATAGCGGTGACGAGCAGACCAGCACCAGCAAGCGTGGTCACGGCTGGATTCTGCTGAACGGCGAGCCGCGTTGTGTTGCCAATGGCCATGTGTTGATCAAGGGCGCTCGCGCCGGTGTCGACGGCACATATCTGATCATGGAGGCCGAGCATAACTACACCCGCCAGGGCGGCTACACCACGCGCGCCAATGTGGAATATCCAGTTCCGGAATTGGACGGCTACAAGTATCGGATGCCAAAAGGCGGTGCGCCGAAGAGCGTCGGGCCGCCGATGCAATACACCGATCCAACCAAGCCGGGCTATGTCCAGCCGCAGTTTGATAATCCAAGAGCCCCGGGATATTTCCCGGCGCAATCCACCGATCCGTCAGCTCCAAACTATGTCGAGCTAGGGGATGTAAAACAGTAGGAGATCGTACGCATGGTCAGTATCGTAATTTCATCCGGCCACTCTGCCGATGTTCGCGGCGCCAGCGGCTACATCGACGAAGTGGACGAAGCCCGCAAGGTCGTGGATGCGGTGGCCGATATTCTGCAGAAGCACGGTCACACCGTAAAAACTTTCCACGATAACACCTCCAGCAGTCAGAGCGCGAATCTACAAGCTATCGTCGACTATCATAATGCGCAGACACGCGACTTCGACGTCAGCGTGCATTTCAATGCCTACATGGTCTGCGACAAGCCGATGGGAACGGAGGTGCTGTACGTCACAGCGGCCGACGTCGCCGCGCATGTCGTTAATGGCATCGCGAAAGTCGGATTGATAAATCGCGGGGCCAAGTATCGATCCGATCTGAAATTCCTGAACTCGACCGAAAAACCAGCGGTGCTGATTGAGACGCTGTTCGTGGACAGCGTGGCCGATACCGACATCTATCATCAGCACTTTACCCCGATCTGCCGGATGATCGCGGCATCGTTGGTGCAGGCGCTCGGCGGGCAGGTGATGGTGGACCGAGGCCGTACGATCCCTTCAAATCAAAAAGACATCACCGCGAGCGTGTTCGGCGGCAGCAGCGATCCGAACTGCTCGGCCTATGATGAAGACAAGATGCTGAACGACACCGATCTGTATGTCGCCTTGCCGGATCGTTTCGAAGGGACGCGGCCAAAAGTTGAAGTGATCAACGTGAATAACGTCAAGGCGATCGCGGAAATCTGGGACGTCGGGCCGTGGAATATCGATGACCCGTATTGGTTGACCGGCGAACGCCCGCAGGCCGAGAGCGGCACCGACATGAGCGGGCGCAAGACCAACAACGCCGGCATCGATCTCAGCCCGGCGATGGCGAAGACTTTGAAGATCGACGGCATGGGCACCGTCAGCTGGCGGTTCGTGACTTGAAAGTAGGTAGAATGAAAACATCAACCGAGCTGCGGCTCCTGGCCACGAGAGTCGAGAACCTCTGCCGTGAGTCACACTGTCACTCGATCTCTTGGCCGGTTATCAGGATAGCATGCGATCACCTGACGGCGATCGCCAGAATTCATGAGCTGAATACGCCTGAAGCAGACGTTGAGGTCATCATCGCTGACTGAGACCTTAAAGGAGATTTCGCATGGGTATTCTGATCAGCTTTTTGAATCTGCTGCTCTACATCGCCATCGTTGTCCTGATCGCCTTTGTCATCCGGTGGGTGATCACCAGCCTGCTGGGCTGGTCGCTCGATGCCAACATAGAAAAATGGGGACGCATCATCGTCGTCTTAATTTGCGTCATCGCTATCGTGATATGGTTGAGCGGCGTGCTGGGAGGCGGCATTGGTCTGCCGCATCTTTGGCGCTACGAGTAGATTCGTGAGGGGGCTGGGATGACCTTCATGGCTGGACTTTTCATCGGCCTTGTCGTCGGCGGCGGCATCGGCGCCATCATCATGGCGATCTTCAAGATGGCGGTCGACACATCGCCACCGATCCCGCCTGCGCCATCTATCTGTCGCGAAGTAGAACTAGATTCAATTTCAGGTCGTTAAGATGCCTAGCGACTTGAGTAAACAACCTCGGCATCTGAGGAGGTAAAACATGCCGCGCGTTACAGGATTCTTGCGAATTGCCGCCAAGCCCGGCGGTCCGGATCAGGGCTTGCCGGATTGGGAAGGACCGGTCGATCCTGACTATGGCATCGGTAGCGAGAGGCCGGATCAAGGTCTGCCACCCATTCAGGGACCGATCGATCCTGGCTATGGCTATCCGCTGCCGCCAGTAGTTGATAACGGACTTCCGGGCCGCCCTGGTGTGTGGCCGCCGTCGAAGCCGACTTATCCAGTTGATCCAGGCTACGACATTCCGACAAGACCTGGAGTCTGGCCGCATCCGCCGCCTGCTGGCGTATGGCCTCCGCAATCTCCGGTCTGGCCTAGTCATCCGATCTATCCGGGCGGCGGACCGTCGCATCCGATCGCTCCGGGCGGTGGACCCTCGCATCCGATCGCTCCGGGTGGCGGGCCCGAGCATCCAATCGCACCCGGTGGCGGGCCTGAGCATCCAATTGCGCCGGGCGGTGGGCCCGAGCATCCAATCGCACCCGGCGGCGGGCCTACACATCCGATCGCGCCCGGCGGCGGGCCATCGCATCCGATCGCTCCCGGTGGCGGACCGTCGCATCCGATCGCGCCCGGCGGCGGACCTACGCATCCGATCGTGATTCCTCCCGGTGGCGTGTGGCCGCCGCTTCCGCCGAGCATCCAGGGACCTGTCCTTTGTTTGGTCTGGATTGTCGGCATAGGCTATCGCTGGACAACGATCGATCCCAGCCTGACACCTGGACATGATCTGCCTG